TTATATGGACACTCCGTTAAGTGGGTTTAATGAGACTGCATCCTGCAAAAAGTCCGGTGCAAAGTGCGCATAAACCATGGTCTGTTGTACGGTGGAATGCCCTAAAATTCGCTGTAGTGTAATAATATTACCTCCATTCATCATAAAATGCGTGGCGAATGTGTGCCGCAGAACATGGACAGCCTGTCCGGCGGGTAGGTCTGGCTTCATAGTTCGCAGTGTGTTCCGCACCGTGTCGTAATTGGGCGTAAACAGTTTCCCGGTACTACGTTTTTTCACCATTTTAACCAAGCCCTCTGACAGCGGTATTGTTCTGCGTCTACCATTCTTCGTTTTCATGAATGTCAGCATGCAGTTAATAATGTGCTCAGCTTTAAGATCTGCAACTTCACTCCAGCGACCACCGGTGGCCAGACAAAGCAGCACAGCGTTGCGGTTGTCTCCTTCCAGCATATCGAGCAACTGCGTGATTTCTTCAGTAGAAAGAAACGCCATTTCTGGCTCAGCCTCTTTAAGCTTTTTCACGCCTCTGAAAGGATGCTCACTGTGATATTCATTGGCATCAATCAGCTTGGTAAACATGCCGCTGAATATAGCCTGATGACGGTTCACGCTGGCTGGTTTCAAGCCTTCATTCATCATCTTGACCCGATAATCCGTTATAGCTTTCTTGGTTATCTGGTCAGCTCTGGTCACCCCGATTTCAGCAAACTTAATCATGATTGCTGAAAGCCTGCCTTTTTCTATCAGACCTCGGTTATGGTGCTTACCGTGGTATAGCCACCACAATTCCAGCAAATCAGTCAGTTTGCGGCGGTCTGCCGGTTTCTCTAACCACTCTTTATTATGGTAGTTAACCAGCACATGACGCTCATAAATCTGAGCCTCACCTTTCGTATTAAATTTACGCCGGATTCGTCTTCCCTCGGAACCCTGCGGCCTTACGTCCACTTCATATCGACCATCATCGAGCTTCTTAATTGACATAGCGAAGCCCTCCAATGGTTACAACTTTGTTCGGTACTGTCTGTTTGTGGCTGTAACAGTCGGCCACTGTACAAAAATCACATATTTGTGCGGCGTATATGGTCAGCCAGTCTTTTGGTCTGAGTGGGATGAGGTTGGATTTTCTGGCCCAAAGTGTGCGAGTGCCGGCGCAATTTGGCCGGAAGCTGGGTCGGTTTCGTCAAACATGAACCAATCGCGATACTTGCGAAAACGCGGGTGTTTAAAGAACTTCATCCCCGCTTCCATAGACATTTTCGACTTACCAGATTCATAGCCATGGTAAGTCACATAATTTAATCCAACTAATTCAGCGGCTTCCTTAACTTTTAGTCGTTCAGACTCACGGATCAGCTTTAGCTTTTCTGACTGTTCAGTTGACATAAAATATCAGATCTCTTATTTTATAAGCATTGAGATACCCGGTAAGACATTAGATAGGTCTAAATAGTGTCAGATCGGAAAGGAAATAGGAGAATACCAAATGAATACGAAAGCTAAAACATCAGACCAGTCGAATGATGACGAACTTTTAGGGGAAAGCGGCGGTATCGTTAAACGTAAACCTGTCAGTTTGTCTGAGAAACCGGGCAATCTTCTTTCAAAAGAAGGATTCGCTCTGTATGTAGGTAAAACTCCGGCGGCGATCGTAGCGATGGCAAAAGCTGGAAAACTCCCAGCTTTTTACATGGCTGATCCACTAAAGCCTGGAGGACATGCAGAGTTATGGATTAGCCGTAAAGAGTGGGACAAGTTTGCTGATCAGCTTGTTGAAGATGCACCGGCAGAGTGGCACGGATGGAAAGACCGTATTAGTGCAAGTAAGCCTTGCCGTGGACGCGGCCGCGCAGCATAGAAGAGGCCAGTTATATGCAAAACCCAATCTCTTTAGCACCACTGCTCTGGAATCATCAAACCGCACGTCCCATGAATAATTCAATTACACATGGGAAAGGCCGCAAAGGAATCATTATCTGCTCACGCCGTTCTATGCGCGCGGTAGCAGTAAAACGGTTTTTATCATGGGGGAAGAAATGACAGTAATCACTGCGGCTATCGTAATGAATCAGCCTGCCGGGCTTCGCGCTGCTGTTGGTGAGCGCCTTGCGCCTGCTCGCTGGCAAACCTCGTGTGATTTCTATAACAAGATGAGCGAACGTGAACGTCTGACCATCTGTTTTCATGCTCAGTTAAGACAACGGCATTCAGTTATGAAATTGCAGGAAATGAACGATTGCGATCGTGAGCGTATTGTCTGCGCAATTGATGAGCTCCGGGCTGCTTTTGCAAAATATCGTAGTTTCAGGATCACCAAGTCATGTTTTATCGGACGTTTAAATATTAGCGAACGTCGCACTTTATATTTTCATGCAGGATTAACGGAAGAAGAATTCAGCCAGCCATATTGGCGAATCGATGACGAAACCTGCTCATGGAGAGAGGCTTTATTCCGGGCACTACGGGAATTATTTAGCCTGTTCGAAAATGCGCCGACTGTATTAACGTCGGTTCGCCCCGAAACTTACCTCCACTAATTAACCATTTTTAATTCTGCGCTTGATTGCGTAGGGAATCTCTTTGTCTGGAGCCAGAGATGAGCTTAACAGTTGGTCAGGAAATGAGAAATAAAGCAGACAGCGAAGCAACGAATTGGATGTTAAATCAGGCACGAAATCAGGCTAAGGCTGATGCAGCAATCACCTTTTCCTCGCATCTGGATTCGCTAATTAGTCACGCGATTCAAGAGCAATTAGACAGGGTTCAAATTCTTGAATTACTCGGACAAGAGTCCATCCGTTTTCACAACGAAGGTTTAGAAAATAAAGGGGTGATGTAATGCCAGATTTAATGGATTCCGTGCAGGAAAGAAATCTCGAAATTTTGACTCATCAGGTAGCTGCACATCGTATTCATAGCAATGGGGTATCGGCCTCAGTGTGTGAAGACTGCGACCAGCCAATCCCTGCGGAGCGGCGCGCTGCATTTCCCGGTGTCGTGCGTTGTGTGCCATGCCAAGAAATCACCGAACAACAGAAAAAACATTTCAGGAGCTAAGCATGATTCGAATTTCCGTAGGAGACAACTGGGTTGTAACAAGTGATCGTTATCAGTTCATTTTGAACAAAAAGAAAGTGGTTCTTTCTGGTGAGAAGAAAGGGCAGGAGTATTTAGAGGCAACAGCATATTACGCCAGGATTGACCAGTTAGTGAAAGGCTTGGTGCATTTCCATATCAGAGATTCGGATGTGATAACTCTCGCGGAGCTGGCTTGTACGATAGAGGAAATCGGAAATGCTTGTCATAACGCCATTATGCATTCTATTAGAGATAAAGCTTAATGATTAATAAATGCATCTCTTTTAAAAACCACAAGAAATCACTGATTGTTTTGGAAAGTAATATTTTTCAAATATATCCATCGATTAGCGATGATAACGTATCGCATATCATTTTGAAAAATGGTCATTACTTTCGAGCTGAAACTATCCAAGAAGTATTCATTGATTTGAACGGCCTCTACACGGAGGCCGTCACTATGGTTTCGTCAGAGGATCATGTCCGATGAAGCTTCTGCCATCGCTTTATTCAGATAGATATTCAACTGACGACGGAATTCGTGATGGTCGTCGCTCTGTGGCGGGTACTTGGCCAGTTCCCCCTGAGTAACACGTCTGAACGTGCTGAATTCTTGCAACGAAGTAACACCCAATTCACTCATTAACCCAAGTATTAAAGCCCTTTGAACTGATAGTGAAAGCGTGAGTTCCTCGACTTGTTGTTTAAGTTCGTGAATTTCATCCATATCCATTTTTCCTCCAAAGCTATTGAATAGGCTCAAATAATATCATGAATTATGTTAGGGGGCGTATTGCCCCATCTCCTCCTCCAAAATTTGATACTGCCGACAAACCTCTTTTTGTCGGCGCATACCCTTGGAATGCTCCCCGCCCAGCAATCTCAAAAGAAAGACCTCTTACCCGTGATGAATTCCATCAGGGGCAAGATGCCTTACGTAAAATCCAGGCGCTGCCATTTTTTCTAAGTGGCATTTTCTTTGGCCGGTATGAATACCTAAAAGAAAGCACGGGGTTACTGGCTGCTCACCGCTATCTCATCAACGTTTTTATGCCACGCATTTGGCCACGTATCGAAGTCGTGCAGGCTAAATATGAGCTGATTTTAAATGGTCGAACTAACGAAATATTTACCGATGAAGCCGAGAGCTACCGCCAGCTAGCGGGTATGAATGACAAAACACTGAAACGTCTTGCTATGCAAATTTCATCCCGGCTGTTCACAGAATATGAAGAGCAGAGCGATCGGCTTCTTAGTCAGCACAACGGGGTTCAAGCCAAGTTATTCACCGATAGCGCACAGCAGAAAATTTATGGTGAGGTTGCCGGTGCTGCCCGCGTTTTTAATATCACTCCAATGCACTGGCAAAAATACTGTAAACGCAAACTGGATATGCGCTCAGCATTCTCCAGTGTCGCGCGGCTGGTGAATGATGAGTGGTGGATTCGGCAGTTAAAAGCGCAGCGCACGCAGTGGCGCGAATCTCTTCTGATCGCTGTAGGGGAGGTGAGTCTTCAGAAGTCTGGTTATGCCAGCAAGCAGGCCATTCGTGATGTCCGGGCTCGTCGTTTGGCGAATATGGAATATCTCAAATCCTGCGATTTAGAAAACATCGAAACCGGCGAGCGCATAGATCTCATTGATAAGGTGATGGGAAGTATCTCTAATCCTGAAATCCGTCGTATGGAGCTGATGAGCACCATTGCCGGGATTGAAAAGTATGCCGCCAGTGCTGGGCATGTCGGCATGTTTATTACCATCACCACGCCTTCCAAATATCACCCAACACGTCAGGTCGGGAAGAAAGAGAAACGCCAAGTTAATTTTAACCACAAGTGGGATGAGTTGGCATTTTCCCCCAAAGACGGCCAGCGTTATCTGGTAAAAATCTGGAGTAAAATGCGCACGGCGTTTAAAGATGCCGGTGTCAGGGTTTACGGTATGCGAGTTGTGGAGCCGCACCATGATGCTACACCTCACTGGCACATGATGCTTTTTTGCGAGCGCACGCAGCGTCAGGCGGCTGTCGATATCATGCGCCGTTATGCCCTGAAAGAAGATGGTCAAGAGCGCGGTGCGGAAAAGCAACGTTTCCAGTGCAAGCATATGAACAAAGGCGGTGCGGCAGGCTATATCGCCAAATACATCGCTAAGAATATTGATGGTTATGCGCTCGATGGTGAGCTGGATAACGATACGGGCAAGCCGCTATCAGAAACTGCCGCCGCGGTTACTGCATGGGCCTCTACGTGGCGTATTCCGCAATTTAAGTCTATTGGTGTTCCCACGATGGGAGCCTATCGCGAACTGCGCAGATTGCCGCGCGGCGTGAGTATTGCCAGCGAGTTTGACGAACTTGTCGAAGCTGCCAGAGCAGCAGCCGACGGCGGTGATTTTGCCGCATATATATCAGCTCAGGGCGGAGCGAATGTACCCCGCGACGAGCAGACGGTCAGAACTGCCCGCCAAGTGATTGATGAGCTGAACGAGTACGACGAAGAGATTCAGAAAATCATCGGCGTTTATGCCCCTCATCTTGGCACCGACCTCATCCACGAAACCCGTACAACAAAATGGCGCATTGTCACCAAGGCAGTTGAAGTTGCCGTTCATCCTTTGAATTTAATAAGCGCCTCCGGCGCGCCTCGGAGTCCTGTCAATAACTGTGGAGTGGTTCAGAAATGGCTCGGACAAGAGGTGCTTCCTACACCTCGTGAACACGCCATGGCGGTGATGAAACTAATTCAAAATGGATATATCGACTGGGACGACCCCGATGTTGTCAAGGTATTGCGAGACAACCTGAAGAGCCAAGACTTAGAATGTTCAACAAATATTTAATCTTTAGAAAGCCGATGCACTTAGACTTTAAACCAGCATGAATGAGTAGCAAGAAGAGAAAAGGGCGAAAATAAAGTATTTTCTTCGTTAATTAACATTTTTTTGTGGATTTTGGGAGGTGTTTGAAATGATGTTTTTTATATTAAGAACGTTAGAGGGGCTAGAAGAAGGGGTAAATAGACAGCTTCTATCATTTTATATAAAAATAAGTAATTATCTCCGGTGGAGATTTTGAATATTATTTTTTGGTTATTCTTGAGTTTATTAACCAATGGATTTATGAATAAATATTAGTTTTGCAATAAATTTTATATGAAAATCAGATATATCTTTTTGCCTTCTTTCTCTTAGTGCATTCTGATTATTATCCACATTGTTTTCGAAATCATCGCATATTGTCTGGAGTTCATCAATTTTTTCTTCGAGATCAGGGTAGCATTCGAATAAGTAAAGAGAATCCCTTAACTCTCCAAGTTTTGGCAATAATGACGATTCAAAGCTTAAATTGAAATCGTTTTCATCTAGGTCTAAGCTGCTTTTAAACACATTACATACATCAAAAGCGAGATCACTTATTTTAGGCATAATGACTTCGCGCAACCAGAATCCTTCGTTTATCGATTCTGTACGTTCTTTCTTGTGTTGCCAGTAAGGTATGCCGCATGAAAGAATTAGCGCGAATATGGATATAATTATTGAGACCCATTCAGGGCCTCCCTCAGGGATATTAACTAAGTTATATATTTCACTTGGCCGGTTAGGTTCACCAGTATTCAGTGTTTTATTGTTTAATGAATAATGTCCCAACGCATTATTTGAATTTTTATTTTCTGCTAAATAATGGTAATTAAAATTTTCATAATAATCTTTACATATTTTCAATGTATTTTGTGCAGGGTTTAAACAAAACCCCTCATTTTTTTTAAAAAATGAACTATTGTTTTTTTCAAGAGGAATAACATTATCAAAATTTAGTTTCGAGTTGGAATTATCTGACATCGCCGCAAAGGAACATCCGGTAAGAACCCCAAAAAAAATGGCAGAGAAAACTGCCATTTTTGTAAGGGAACGAATGTTAGAAGAAAGGTTCATTTCTGTGAAGGCCTCTTTTAACGGCTCGATCGAATTCTGCCAACATACCCTCTTGGTAGGATTTTCCATCTAGTTTCGTTCTTTTGTATAAATCTTTAGGCGATGAAAACTTAGGTAAAATCTTTTCAAGAAGACCTAAAAAATACGAGCTTGAAACAACAACGCCGTCTGGAATGGACAGGGATAAGGTATCGTCGCTTTCTACATTGAAAAGATTGACTTCGAAGTAATCATAGGCTGTCTTACCATTTGCTCTACCTGCGAACAGTTTTTTGTTACTGCCTACAACTAATTTATTGAAATCTATAGTAATATTCGACATTTTCATTTCACCTATCCCTCAAGTTCTTTGCGTTTTCTGAAGCGGGAAACGTATATTTATCATAACGCCGGGGAATCGAGCTTTCTTCATCTCTTTAAGATAAGCTCTGTCCGGCTCCTTTTCAAGGGTTTGATCGTTGAAAGGGTACGTATAAAATTCACTCTCCCCATCCATTGTGAGACGTCTTTGTAACTTATAAGTTCCATCAAAACTGATATGAGTAGAACCTGAAATAAGAGACATTCTCGGTTTTTCCTCATTTACCCCTCTAATCCTTTCTAAGTTATCATGCATGTCCTGAAAGAACTTCAACAATTCAATTGTGCCAGTGCCTGAACTATCAAAATCATGCTCATTCATGCAACTACATCTTCCTTGCAAAGCTGCAACAGTAGTAAGACCTTCTGAAAACATGCCTCTTTTACCAATATGCTTGTTGACATATTTTTTTACATGTTCATTCAATGAATAGTGGTCTGGTGGAAGACCTTCAAAACTCTCGAATATAGTATTACCAAAGTTGAATATCGTGAGCTCACATACGGGGTTTCTTAACTTATTGTTTACATATCCACGAACATACCATCTTGATCTTTGTGGGGTACCGCAGTGTCGTTCGGCATTATCTAACATTTCACCCATGCAGGAGGTAAGATGGTCCGCTGCAGTCTCATTTAATTCAAGTTCATGATCGCCTAGGCAATCATTTATATAACCTGTAAAGTTTTCAGCTGTAAGATTTTTCTTATCCCTTGCAAAAGCTGAAGCATCTTCTTTACCTATGCTTTCAGACTTAAAAATTCTCTGTTTAGGGTTATTAACTTTTATTGAGAGATCTTTAATTTTACCGGGTGTCGCCTCGTCCATCTCTTTAACGAGTCCAATGTCTCTTATAATCTCTAAATATTGCTCTTTTTTTGGATATATTCCATTTAATTGAATGTTTGTTTCCGAAAAGTTAGGGTTGTTTTTCCTTGCTTCGATCAATGATACGCCAAGCAAGCACTCAGCGCCTAAACAATACTTTTTCGCACCACTATAATCGAGTGTTATTGATCTTTGTTTACCACGACATACTAGTTTTGTTGCTGAGTGAATGAATAGTAAAGCGCCCTCAGGATCATCGTAGAAATTGAATGTTTTTGGGATTTTAATTTTATTTCCATCAACGAATCTACCATCAACTCCTTTGAGTTTTGAAATTTTTTCAATATAAGTTACTGTTGGATTTGTAATGGGAGTGCTTTCATTCTCGAATGAAAGCCGAGTTGGATTAGAAGAGTGGTTTCTGACTTTTTTTCTTCTGCTGACTTCAAATAGGTATTTATTCCAATCCCTTACAAACCTTTCTCTTCCATCGCGGCTTTTCTTTTTCACATATCCCTCGCTTTGTAGTATCGAAAAAAAGCTACATTTACATGTAGTTAATGGTAAAAATGACTCAAAATTGAGTTAAAGAATTCTCGCGGATTTTATATGATATTTTCATCCTCTGCCAGAGCGTTTTAGTGCATCTTTTCTTGTCAAAGGCTGATGCATGAACGTGCATTTATGTGCGTGAAGAGTTTGCCTTTGATTATCTTCATTAAGTTGGGCGCTCAAGCGGCTTATCCTGCTTAATGCAACTGCATTAAAATCAACATACGAAGCGCGCAGGCGTGGCGGGGATAGCATTGCGCGCAAGGTCATTTTTAGGATCTGGGCTATATCTATAACACTCAGGTTTGTGGGACGAGCTCAGCTAGGTGTAGCTGCCTGAGGATTTGGTAATAGCCGCTAAGTAAAATAAGCAGCCATCACCAATTTTGAAACAGTTACTTGAGGAAAGATTATTGTAGCTATAGTGAGATTGTAGGCTCCATATTGTAATTTTTCATGAAGCCTGTTTTTGTGGCTATTCCTCAGTGTTTTTATTTTTTATTCTATTTTTAATAAAAACAGATTTATCACAAAGTGTCGGAAAGTCGATTTGATGGTCAATAACGTAACTTGCTACGGTATCGCTATCTTCCGCATTCCATTTATTCAAGTGAAAACTCTGTCGATCTAACCAACATCTTAAAATATCATCATCTTTTGATACCTGAAATAAAGCGGCAATGGCACGGCGTTCCTTTGTGTGCTCAGGTTCAATGAAGTTAATTTCGTTGCCAAAATCATGAATAAGGGAAGTTCTCCTTTCAATAACAGTATCCCTTTCATAAATGATATCTTCTAAGTCTTTTATAACTTCTTTCTTTTTCTCTTCATTCAATAACTCCCATAACAAATGAACGTTTTTAGAGTCTTGAATCAGTGCCAGACTAGAGTTCCGATACCAGTCAGAAAATGCGTGAGTTTCAGAAAATTCCAAATGAATATTATCCTCTTTCATCTGAATTAAAATTAGCTCAATGTTACTATCTATCTTGTTAAAAAATTCATGTAATTCTTCAGTTGTAATCAATGTGCCTTTGACTAACTCAATAAATCTATTATAAGAATTTTTAAGTAAGTTAGATGAAATAATATCCTTTATATAAACAGAACTCAGTTCCTTAAAATCTAATAATTTCAGGTTTTCAATGAACCAAGATTCTGTGCTGACTACTAGTTGTAATAAATTTAATTCAGGAGCGTAATATTTAAGTAAGTGGTAGTGTGTTTTACCAAAGATTATTGGATTCATTCTTGCTATTTTGTGGCTGTTGAAAATTATTTTTATAGCACCAATGACAATAGGCGCAACGTCCGTTCTTTCAACAGAGGACATGACAACATCGAAACTAGTGAAATAAACAAAATACTCACTAAGTAGTTTTGCAAACTCATTATTTTCTGCATATTCAGTAAAGGATGGTAAATCAGTATAAGTTTTGATAGCAACCATGTGAGCCATTTTTTGGGCAGCAAACTCTACCGGGTAAATACTTAGCATATTACTTTGATGTGCATAATAAGATATTAAATTAGTTGAATGCCACTCAGAGTTGAAAATTATGCATCTGAAGGTTTTGTATTCAGTGAAAGGCCTCCTTTGTTTTAACATCTGGAGCGATTCAAATACCGAAGTAGGTAGGTTTTGAGATTTATTCTCTACAATTCGGCTTGTGGCGCTATTATCGAGTTTAATATGACGAATAACTTCGGGTGCAAAGATATCACCGGCCACTTCGTTATCAAGAAGATATCTGAGCATTTCTTCTATTCCATCATCTGCCAGAACGATATCATTCACGCATAAACTTTCAAAAGCAGAGTTGTTTCTCATTAAAAACCGAACATAAAACTCTCCATTTAAATACTGGTTGATTTCATCCAATGCATTAGTTTTAAACATATTTGAATAAATATTTGCCTCTTTAAGTAAACTCAGTGTTTCTGTCATATCATGATTTTCATTTGTCTGTGCATTATTTAAATCACTAATAATAAACCCCCATTGTCTTTCCATAAAAGGGCTTTTCAACAGATATCCTTCGTTAAATAACTTATTGATGGCTAGACTAAACTCACCGGAGTATTTTTCACGTGAATGGAGAGCATAACGAGCATCCATCAGTAATACACTTTGTTGTAATTCTGGTATTACAGATTTCAACATATTGTCAGGGAGACTAGAAACAGCAATAAACCAATTATATATATTAAACTTATTGGAGCACCTTTCCCATGCAGTCTGGAATCCCCAAAATCCTATGAGTTCAATAAGCTTGTTGCTATTATTAGTATTGACGGCATCAATAAGGGGCGTATCCATTAATTCACTGCGTGCTAAAGAAATACCCGTCTGGTAATGGACGCTCATTAAGTATTCGCTCCAGCGATTTGTATCATTATTAAAAACTTTGGCTAACTGTGTGGACGTCGATTTCAATTTGTCGTCCAGTACTGGTTCTTGGCTTAGCATATCCGAATTTCCCCCATCTGTTTCCGTTGGTGCCCGGAGAAGAGTACGAATATTAATTCCACCGTATCTGACGACTAGGATATACAGGGCGATTAAAATATGACGATAGGGTTCTTCTTTAGGTGCTGTAAGCGCAAGGATATGTATGTCGTTAACCAGCTTTTTCATTAGGCGAGGTGTGATTTGAGGATATTCTTCAGGTCGCCACCGTTCTAATAGTTGTGCAGTTTCATGACAGGACATGTCCTCAACACGCGACACGGTTTCCTTCCAAAGTGATGAAAATGCTGACTGCCAACCGGCTGAAATCAGAGGAGGGACACTGAAGCTGACTGGTATTCTTTTTGCTATAAACTCCTGCCCACTATGTCCTTCAACTGCAAGAGACTTGGCTACCTGCCGAGCTGAATAAGGGACAACGATCCTGAATTGCTCATGAGTGACGCCGGCAATAAGCTCCATGTCACTCCAGAGTTCTTTAACCTTATCACCGCTTATGCGATCGAGGTTGTCAATTATCAATATAAACCGGCATTCTTCAGTGAAGGTTTCTTTTTTTGTGAACCCCTCCAAGGCTTCGGTCAATTCAATCGTACCAACTTCTCTGCTGACCATCCATTTTTCGGATATAGTGTCCGTGCTGTTTCTTTTGAACAGATCACCGATACTAATAAATGCTTCAGTGAGTGTTCCTTTTTTATTTCGATACCTTCTTACACAGGCTAGTATTAATAATACCAATGTAGGAGATAATAAGCCTAATGCTTCGAAAATTATTACCCATATACTAAGCATTTTTTTGGGGTCAACGGGTTGCAGATATTGATTTATATCAACAATGAAATAACGGATGGTTTGTACAGAAAGTAAAGTACAGAGTATAAAGGTAATTGTCCACCAACTAATTCGGCTGTTCACTTTTTTTTCATATTCAACAACATTTCCCAGTGCTTTATCTCTGTAGTTTTCAAGTTCTTTTTTATTCACACCAGAAACGTCAGACATTCCCTTAAATATAATTTCGATTAAGGATTTTTTAGTCGAACCATAATGATATCTCTCTGCATCAAAGGTAATGAATTTAAATTCACCTTCAAGCTTGTTCACTAGAAATTTAATTATCGTCGATTTTCCCGTGCCAAGTTCCCCTTCAAGTCCAATAATACTTATATCAGTGTTCTTGATGATCTCTGCCATTTTTATCGCGACAGCTTCATGACTCTTCCCTTCGAAGATATCACTATCAGAAGGGTTTGCTGTTTGTAATATAAGATCCATTGCCACTCCTTGAGGAAAATATTTATTCCGAGAAAAATTGAATAGATTGGGGTTGTTTGTTGAGTGCTGAGCCAAAGTGAGCATGCTTAACATACGCCAGTCTAATGTAAATGTCTTCTTTCAGATCACGATTTTAATGTGTTATGCCACTTCTCAAGTCAGATTGTTCTTTTAGTTTTACGCCTCAATGGTAAACATTCTTCGGATAGTTATACCTAATCTAGATGTTACTATGCCATTTTCACCACTTTTAACAGAAAGATGCTGCTAGCTTAATTGGGCTGTCAAATTTTGTTTTTTTCAGCTCAGAACAAAGTCGAAACTGGTTGAATGTCATTTTGGTACTAAGAAAAAACCGCTATTGTTCATGCGGTTTTTTCTCAGAGTGCATTTTAAAGCCCGTAATCAGTAAACCTGACCACCTCCTTTCCAACCCACTCGTTTATCTCCTTCATGCGTTCCTGCAAAGGAACCAGCTCATTACGCACAAATACTTTTGCCGCTTTCTCAACGTCACCAAAGCCGCCGGTGTTGTTCGGGATAATGCCCATCATCTGCGGCGGTACGCGGTGTGCGCTTAGCAGGTCGTCGCGGGTTGCGTTCTTGATGTTAAAGAAATCATCTTTGGTCGCCACTTCGCTGAGGGGAATGATTTTGATCGCATCCGATTTTCCGCCGGGTGCGTGATAGAAAATATTTTTAAAATTCCCTGACCCTTTGGATTTGGTCATCATGTTGCGCAGTGCAGTCACGTCCTGAGAATTTTGCGCCGGGTCAGTCACGTACATGACATAGCCCGCGTGAGCGCCGTTGAGGAAATATTTCCGACGGTACAGTGTCGCTGACTCATTGAGCCACGCACTGTTTAATGCGCTGAGGTATTCCGGCAGGCCGTACAGTTCCTGATTAATGTCCGGCTCTTGCAAATGAAAAACGTCCCCCTGACCAAAGGCGTGGGGGCTTATATAATTCTCCACGAACCAGTAAACATTTTCCTCAACACCCCGGCGCGTGTACTTGGCCGGTGACGTCTCCAGTTTGAGAAGCTGCCCGGTCACGCTCAGGCGTTTTTCGATGAACGCATTTCCAAAAACAATGTAGTCCAGCGCGTAGCGGCTGAATTGCTGCTGAGAAAGCAGTGGGTGAGGGATGAATGTACTCGCCAGAATATTACGCTTAACGTACATCGGCGAACTGTGGTGAACGGCGGCGCGGAAGCTTTTAGCCAACCCAGAGAAAGTGACCGGAGGCTCGTACCATTTCCCGTTGCTGAGGCATTCCAGATAATTAAGAATATCGCGGCGATCCATCACCGTGGCCGGTTCGTCAAAGCGGAAAATCTCACTTTTCTGTGCGTCGGATTGTGGCGTCAGTTTTTTATTGATGCGGTTTTTTTTACGGGTCATATCAGAACATCACCAAGGTGGATTTTATTTGTTTGCCGGAGGCTGCGGTCAGCGGCTCGTTAATCAGAACGTGCATCGTTGCCCACGCGACGTCGGCGTGGCTGGCTTCTTCGCTGCGGCTCGCGCGGTAGGTGGATTTCGCACCGCTGGCCGTCATGGTTTTCTGAATGGCCATGAATGAGGCTGTGATGTCGGTATGGCCAGCGTCGTATTGCAGGCAGCCGCGATGGATGGTGTTTTTCGCTTTCAGCACCATTTCAGTTTTCACTTCCGGCGTGTATTTGATTTCACGCGCCGCCGGGTAAAACTGCCTGACGAGCTGATAAACGCCCTGACCTACGGTGGTGGCATCGATACCGATGTATTCAACGTTATATTTTTCTGTCAGTGCCTCGATGGCTTTTGCCTGCGCATCAAAATCCATACCCTGCCACTGGTGACGTTCCAGAATGCGGAAAATGCCGCCCGGCTGATCGGGCGGGGCAATGACCACGCATCCGGCGCTGTCGCCGCCGTTCGCTTCCGACGGGTCGTAACCAATCCACACCGGATTGTCATCGAATGGGTGAAATACGTAGGGATTAAAGTCCGGCCACTCTTCGAGACTGTCCACCATGCAGCCCTGCAACTCCTCAAACGGGAATACCGAGGACTTATCATCGACAAATTCACACATCAGTAGGTTCTGATATTCAGACGGGCTGTATTCGAGCGAAAGCTGGTTGATATCGAACAGATCGCAGCCGCCGGACAGCGCATCTTCCACGGTGACAATTTGCCGCCACTGGCCGTCGGCACATTCCACACCGGCGGCTAAATGGCTGTGGCTGAGGTCGAGCTGAATTCGCTGGTCTTTATGCCGACGCCCTTTATTAAATAACTCACCTGACCAGAACGGATAGGCGCTGTGGGCTAGGCTCGACGGCGTGGAGAAATAGGTGGTACGCCATTTTTTATGCAGTGACATCCCGGAGGCCACTTTGCGCAGCTCCTGAAATTTGGGGATCCAGAAATATTCATCCAGATAAAGATTGCCGGTGTAGCTCTGCGCGGTGCGAATATTTGTTCCGAGAAAGAACAGGCGCGCCCCGTTTGAAAGCTGCATCGGGTCGCCTTTTAGGTCTACGTCAACCTGACGGGCAAAGTCGATGATGTAATTTTTAAAGACATGCGCTTGTGATTTACTGGCCGAGATAAATATCTGATTACGTCCGGTGGTCAGCGCATCAAGTAGTGCCTCGCGGGCAAAAAAGAAGGTCGCGCCAATCTGGCGAGATTTGAGAATATTGCGGATGCGGTGCTGTAAACCCGCCTGATGCCAGCCGCGCTGATACTCAAATGCCTCATCGAGAAAAATGTCACTGAGTTTGGCGATAGCGTCATCCGTGAAAACGTTTTTCTCCGCCTTTTTTCGCTCCCCTTTGTTGCGGTTCGCCACGTTCGGATTTAAATCAGCTTCGCTGCCGGTGGACATGTAGCGGTTAACCCTTGCGAGGCGCTCAATCTGTCGGCCCAGTAGGTCGATTTCTTTAAAATCCTGCCCCTCTTTTTTTGTTTTCATTACCAACTGACTCAGCCGCGCCTCAATGCTGTTTTCAATACGGGAAATTGGCGCGATGTCATCCCATTTCTCTCGTTGTTTCCAGCTTTGCACCGTCGGTTTTTTCAAGTTCAGCATTTCCGCAATTTGGGTCACGGAAAAACCCTGCCAGTAGAACAGTGCCGCCTGTCTGCGAGGGTCGTTGATTATTCCAGTGTTGTTATTTTCGGTCATGTCATCGCTCCGTTGTATCAATGACTGCAACGCTACGCATCGGGCTACAACCCCGCATTAACCCCCTGTTGTGTAATGGATCGTCAGACGGCCACCGCTGGCCGTGCGGGCGTCAGGTCGGGAAACTAGCCCCGAACCTAACTCCCACTCAGGACATCTGAACAATGGCAAAGAAAGTATCGAAATGGTTTCGAATCGGCGTTGAGGGTGATACCTGCGACGGCCGCAATATTGAGGCAAGCGACATTCAGCAAATGGCCGCAGCGTTTGATCCGCGCGTCTACGGTTGCCGCATCAATCTGGAGCACATCAGAGGCTTATTACCCAGCGGTGACTTTAAGCGTCTCGGTGACGTCGTCGAACTGAAAGGCGAGAAAATTGATGATGATTCAGCCCTGAAAGGTAAGTGGGCGCTGTTTGCCAAAATCACCCCGACTGACGAGCTGGCCGCAATGGTCAAAGCGGGGCAGAAAATTTATACCTCCATGGAAATTCGCCCGAATTTCGCCAACACCGGTAAAGCGTATCTGGTCGGTCTGGCCGTGACTGATGACCCCGCCAGCCTTGGAACGGAAATGCTCGAATTCAGCGCCCGCGCTAAGGTCAACCCGTTTGCCGGTAAGAAAGACCAGCCGGATGATTTGTTCTCCGTGGCCACCATTGCCGAGCTGGATTTCGAAGATCTGCCTGACAACCTGCTTACCAGCCTGACTGAAAAGATCAAAGGGATGTTCAGCACCAAACAGACCAGCGATGACGCACGTTTTTCTGATGTGCAGGGCGCGATCACGGTCGTGGCCGAGGAATTACAAATCGCCGGTGAAACCACCGCAAAACGCTTCTCTGAACTGGAGCAGGAAATTACCGCGCTGAAAGGGCAGGTGAAAACCAGCGATGCGGCGCTTAGCTCGTTAAAAACCTCCCTCGATAGCACCGAAAGTTTCAAACAACCGAAACGCCCGGTCTCTCCGGGTGGCAACGGTGAAAGCACCTTTTTGACGAACTGCTAACCGGCGGCGTTCCCCCTTTATTCCTGATAAACAGTGAGAGAAACATGCGTAAGAACACCCGTTTTAAATTTAATGCCTACCTGTCCCGTCTGGCCGAGCTGAACGGCGTCGATGTGGAGGATTTAAGTAAAAAATTCAGCGTTGAACCTTCAGTAACGCAGACCCTTATCACCACCGTGCAGGAGTCCTCAGAATTTCTGAGCCGCATCAACATGGTGCCGGTGGATGAACAGGAAGGTGAAAAAATCGGCCTTGGCGTGACCGGCTCTATTGCCAGTACCACGGATACCGACGGCGGCAGCGAACGTAAAACCGCAGATTTTCAGGCGCTGGCTTCACGCAAATATAAGTGTGAGCAGGTCAATTTCGATTTCCATATCCGTTACAACACTCTCGATTTGTGGGCGCGTTATCAGGACTTCCAGACCCGTCTGCGCGATGCAATCGCTAAACGTCAGGCGCTGGATTACATCATGGCCGGTTTCAACGGCGTAAGCCGCGCGGAAACGTCTGACCGCAGTAAGTTCCAGATGTTGCAGGACGTGGCTGTCGGCTGGCTGCAAAAGCTGCGTAACGAAGCTGCCGAGCGCGTGATGGATAAAATCACTGACGAAACCGGCGCGGTGGTTTCCGCCACCGTGCGAATCGGTAAGAACGGTGATTTCGAAAATATCGACGCTGCGGTAATGAACGCCACCGATTTTCTGCTGGATGCGTGGCATTCAGAAGACCCCGGACTGGTAGTGATTTGCGGCCGCAAAATGCTTTCCGATAAGTATTTCCCGCTGATCAACAAGTCGCAGGAAAACAGCGAAAAACTGGCCGGTGACATTATCGTCAGCCAGAAACGCATCGGTAATTTGCCTGCGGTGCGAGTGCCTTACTTCCCGGACAATGCCCTGCTGATCACTCGTCTGGATAACCTGTCTATCTACATCATGGACAGCTCACACCGTCGTCATATCGAAGAAGTAGCGCGCCGTGACCGCATCGAAAACTACGAGTCCCTGAAAATTGACTTTGTGGTCGAAGACTACGGTTGCGCGGCGATGATTGAAAACATCGAGCTCGGCGATTTCACCCCTGGAAAAAACGAACCGGCCTCATCACCGGTGACCGAAACTCAACCTGAAACCGAGGCGTAACCATGCTGAGTCCCGCACAGCGTCACATGATGCGGGTCTCTGCTGAAAAAGCCTCATCGCAGCGGGTCAGTGATCCGCTGCGTTCGGCACTGCCCTACGGCCAGATGCTGATGAAGCTGCGCGGAGACCGCCAGATACTCAAATCCATTTATTCCGTTGAAGACAAAGCCCGTCGTAAGCGCGACATGTTGCCAGCCTATGCGCCGTGGATTGCCGGTGTGCTGGCCAGCGATGCCGGAAATCAGGATGACGTCCTGATGACGATGTTGCAGTGGTCACTCGATGCCGGGGACATTCGCGGCACGTTCGACATGGCGCGCTATGCGTTAAAACACGATCTGCGTGTGCCGAATAACAAGCGCCCGACACCGTATTTATTTGCCGAAGATGTTGCGCTGGCCGCGATGCGCGCCCGCAGTGCCGGGGAATCCGTCAGCGTTGATGATCTACTGACCGTGATTGATATGACCCTCCCGCATGACATGCCGGATCCGGTACGCGCCAAGCTGCACAAAATTACCGGTCTGGTACTGCGTGACAACGGTCAGCCCGAACAGGCGCTTACTCAGCTAAAACGCGCGATGCAGCTTGATAGCGTCGCTGGTGTGAAAAAAGACATAGAGCAACTGGATAGGGCGCTGCGGCCAGCGGTGGCGGTGGCGAAGCCTGATGCCGCCCCGCGCAAAACCAAGCCTAAAGCCACCCCGGCTAAGCGTGGTCGCCCGCGTAAGACAAAGCCCAGTTGTTAACAGAAAGCGCCCCGCGCCGGACGGCACGCAGGCCGATGCAGGTTTTCACCTCGTCTGACGCCTGCGTCCACCGTCCACCTATTTGAGGTTTGAACATGGATATTGTCATGACCGCAGCAGCGGCGAGCTCCACCGTAGTGATCCCCCCAGAGCAGGCGGTCATTCCCGTTATCACCAATACGTTTTTTTTCCCGGACGTTGACCCAAAACTGGTGAGCGAACGTATCCGCCTCGGTCACGTAGTGACGAATGAAAGACTGCGCGCCGCGATTAAGTCCGCAATGGCCGAGGTCAACGCTGAGCTTTATCTCTTCCGGGAGGCGCAGATCGAGGCGGGATTTAAAACGCTGGCGGATGTGCCCGCTGAAGCGCTGGACGGGGAAAGCGTGAAGTGTTTCCACTACCTGAGCGCGGTCTGTGCGATGACAACCGCCGTGATTTATGAGCGTTACCGCAGCTATGACGCCAGCGCGAAGGGTGACAAAAAAGCCGATGCGCTGGAGGTGTCGGTAGATGACCAGTGGCGTGACATGCGCTGGCATTTATCCCGGTTACAGGGGCAGGCGCGCGGCACGGTGAGCCAGCTCTGATGAAAGTCATCGCACAGCAGGGCGACACGCTCGACGCCCTGTGTTTTCGCTACTACGGGCGAACCGGGGGCGTCGTTGAGGCGGTACTAACCGCGAATCCCGGTCTGGCTGAATTAGGCGAAGTCCTGCCGCACGGCACCACTGTGATTTTGCCAGACGTTGACACCGCCCCCACTTCTGAAACCGTCCAGCTATGGGACTGACGATGGAAAAAATATCTTCAATGTTTGCCTATGGGCTAGCGGCGTTGTTGGCTTTTGTCGGCGCGCTGACGCCGCAGGATTTCGCCTTTCTGGTGGGGGCTGCGGTGGCCGTGGGGACGTTTCTCGTTAACTGGTATTACCGCCGCAAAAGCTACAAGTTGCTGGAGCGTAACGGCCTGAGTCAGAGGGTTTTCGATGAACTCAATCGTTAAACGTTGCAGTGTGGCCGTCGTGTTGGCACTCGCCGCGCTGATGCCTGATTACCGGTTTGTCAAAACCTCCGCCGAGGGGCTGGCCATTATTGCCAACCTCGAAGGGTGCCGCCTGAATCCGTACCAGTGCAGCGCCGGAGTCTGGACATCTGGCATCGGCCACACTTCGGGGGTGAAGCCCGCGCAGAACATTACGGAGCAGGACGCCGCCCGTAATCTGATCGCTGACATCATCATGACGGAGCGCTCCGTGGATAAATGCATGCCGGTGACCATGCCGCAGCCGGTGTATGACGCCGTGATCAGTCTGGCGTTTAACATCGGCACGGGGGCGGCGTGTAAATCCACGCTGGCCTATTTCATCAGGCGCGGTGAATGGTCACAAGCCTGCCAGCAGCTCCCTCGCTGGGTGTATGTCAATGGCGTGTGGAATAAGGGTCTCAACAACCGCCGGGCGGTTGAACTAAAACACTGCATGAAGGGGGTGCCATGAAATACATCATCACGGTGTTAGTGCTGACGCTCGCGGGTGCGCTCTTTGCGTGGCGGGGAGCAAATCAGAAAGTAGCAGCGGCCAATCAGCACATTCAGCAATTAAAAACGACGCTGGAAGCCAGCGTGCTGGCCATCAGTGAGCTGAAAGCCAGCGGTCAGCGTAATGAGCGCGCGCAGGTTGTGCTCCGTCAGCAGGTTAATGCGGCGGGTGCGCTGGCCGCGCGTCGGAATCAGACAATTACGAGGTTACTCAATGAAAATGAAGCACTGCGCGGCTGGTTTCAATCTCCTTTGCCTGATGACATTATCCGGCTGCACACCCGCCCTGCGTTCGATAAACCCGGCGATTATTTACGTTGGCTGTCCGAAAGTCAGCAGTTGCCCGATACCGGCCAGCAGCCCGAAAACGAACGGTGATTTAAGCGAAGACAATCGTCAACTGGAGAGCGCGCTGGTGAATTGTGCGCTGCAAGTCGAGACCGTTAAACAGTGTCAGGAGTCCCACGATGTTGAAGCCCGCCAGCCTGAAAAACGCGATCTTTAAGTCCGTTCCGTTGCTGCGTGATAACCCGGACATGCTGCACATGTTTGTTGATGGCGGCACGATTAATGCCACGCTGGCCACGTCGTTATCATTTGAGAACCGCTACACGCTGGATATTGTCGTCACGGATTACACCGGCGATTTAAACTTTCTGATTGTGCCGGTTAACGTGTGGCTGCGTGAGCATCAGCCGGACATCATGACCACAGAGGAAGGAAAAAAACGCGGCTTCACTTACGTGGCAGATATTAATAACGACGACAGCAAAGATGTGCGCATGAGTCTGCAACTGACCGAGCGCACCATCGTCAAAGAAGCTGACCGCAGGTTAACCGTTACGCCACTGGATGAGCCCCCGTTGCCGGTGCCGGTACACCGGCCAATGGAGCTGTATGTGCATGGCGAGCTGGTGAGTCAATGGGATGAATGAGCTCAAGCCCTTTGACGATAAGCTTGCCGGATTGCTGGCCAGCCTGTCCCCCGCAGGCCGTCGCAAGATGGCCTCAGACATTGCCAAGAAACTGAGAGCAAGCCAGCAGCAGCGCATCAAGCGACAAAAAGCCCCGGATGGTACGCCGTATGCCTTCCGAAAACGTCAGCCTGTTCGGGGCAAAAAAGGCAGGGTAAAGCGTGAGATGTTCGCCAAGCTGCGCACAACCCGTTACCTCAAAGCGAATGGCTCACCTGATGCGGCGGTGGTTGAATTTGCCGGGAAGGTGCAGAGGATTGCGCGCATTCATCAGGAAGGGTTACGGGATAAACCGAACCGTCACAGTAAACCTGTGCAGTACGAAGCTCGTTTGCTCTTAGGATTTAGTGAGCTAGAGCGCAAGAGTGTAGAAAAAATTATTTTATCCAATTTTTATTAAGCTGAATTAAAATTAGCGTATATATATGAAATGAAGGGCAGGTGGCTGCCCTTCATTTCATATGCTTATGGTATTAACTTGACTTTGTCATTGAGTTTTACGCGCGGGAGTGGCTTTATTTCTTTTTGCGACTCCGTAATTACTTTTGTCGATGAATTATTTTTGACCTTCAATGAACTGTGTCGATTGTAAAAAGAATCGTTTGTTTTGAATATCTCTAAAATGTAATTAGAATAAGGTGACTTTTTCCTTTCAAGGTCATTTTCGAATCTGATTTCTTCCTGTGCCGGGATTACCCTATATTCATTAGATATTAATGTCGTCATTTTTTCTTGAATGTGAAGAACTTTCGCTGTGCCCTTGAGGATTTCAAGTGTGCCCAAGCTTTCATTTGTTTCTGGATCTATTATTTCTTCACCAAATTCAATTATCTGAAATTTAAGGCCGTCATAGACACCGTGGGATGATCCTTTGTTAATCACAAATTCGGTGCGTTCAGCATTAATTTTAACAACTATGCCAAAGTAAACTTCACTCATCGGATGTATCTCCTAATACGGCCCATAGTTCATAAGGAATATGGGGTCTAATAATCATGCAATCAATACCGCGATTTGAGTAATTTTCTTTATCCGCATCATTGCGAAAGTCGCGGAGAATTTTGATTTGTAGGAAATTGTCTTGAACATGAGAAACAAAGGCTACAAAATAAAGAGATTCGATATTGTTTTCATCAATATAATAGCAGCCTACAATTATATTATTGGAGAAGGCTTTGTTCTTTCTTATTAGAAGAATGCCTTTATCATTGATGATTTTAAAGGGTTTTGCAAAGAACTGCATTTGCTCTGACTCTGTGTCATTTTCTTTTCTCAGGTCATAAATGACTTTGTGGAGGACAACAACCGCAGTGATGAATAGCCAGCATAGAAAGATTATCCACTTAGCAGAAACATATGTTGCCGTGTTTATAAACATGGTTACTATGGCAGATAAAAAACCAGCCACACCGACAGCAATTGCTATTGATGAAAGACTAAATATTTTTTCTTGTATTGTTTGGCTCACCAAATCCTTCCTATGGAGCAGATTCGTTGCTTTTATGAATCTTATGTTAATTCCGATTAAATATCCATAGGAACAAAACTATCGGCTTAAGTTGTGACATGCACGAAAGAATGCCTGTTGATTGATGTGAATTATGAGCGGCTGCATTCTTCCTCCTATGAAAACACTCGAAACCCTTTCCGAACTTACCCGCGCAGTGCGCGACATTATCCGCATTGGCGTGGTTGCCGAAGTGAATACAACTTTGGGTGTCTGCCGTGTCCAGACCGGTGAGCTTCTCACTGACTGGCTGCACTGGCTGACGTCTCGCGCCGGTAGTTCGCGTACTTGGTGGGCACCTTCCGTAGGTGAGCAGGTTTTGCTGCTTTCCCTTGGCGGTGAACTTGATACCGGGTTCGTGCTGCCGGGCATTTATTCCGATCATTTCCCCGCGCCGTCGGCATCACCGCAGGCGTATCACGTCAGTTTTTCTGACGGTGCCGTGCTGGAGTACGAGCCGGAAACCGGCGCGCTGACTGTGAGCGGTATTCAGACCGCTGATATTTCCGCTGCAACGTCAATCAGTGCCACCGCGCCGAATGTCACCGTCACGGCCAGCAGCAAAATCACGCTCGATACGCCGGAGGTAGTGTGTACCAACAAGCTGACCACCGGCTCATTAGAGGTGAAAAAAGGCGGGGCGATGAAAGGCAATATTGCGCACAGCGGCGGCGCGTTTACCTCCAACGGTGTGCAAGTGGATACCCATACACACGGTGGCGTTCAGACTGGCGGCGGTAATACCGGTAAACCGAATTGATAGCTGAGGTTTTGATAATGAGTAATGCGAGGTATCTCGGCATGTCCCGCCATTCCGGGCGCTCGGTTGAGGACATGGCACACATTAACCAGTCGGTGAGCGATATTCTGAGAACGCCGATAGGTTCGCGGGTTATGCGCCGTGATTACGGTTCGTTGCTTTCCGAACTGACTGACCAGCCGCAAAACGCCGCGCTCCGCCTGCAAATCATGGCCGCATGTTATTCCGCGATCCTCAAATGGGAACCGCGCATCAGTCTGACGGGCATCACCTTTGATTCGACTTTTGACGGCGTGATGGTGGTCAATATCACGGGTAACCGAACCGATACCCCCGGCAGTTTCTCCTCTTCCCTCTCACTGAGTTAACGCTATGGCACTTATTGATTTAAGCCAGCTCCCCGCGCCGGATGTGGTCGAGGAACTGGACTACGAAACCCTGTTTGAAGAACGCAAAGCCACGTTGCTGTCACTGTATGACGAGAGCGAACGCGAGGCCGTCGCCCGCACCTTGGCGCTGGAATCTGAGCCTATCGTCAAGCTGTTGCAGGAGAATGCTTACCGCGAGGTGATTTTACGTCAGCGGGTAAACGAAGCTGCGCGCGCCAATATGCTGGCCTACGCCACCGGCGCTGACCTCGATCAGCTCGGCGCAAACTATAACGTTGCACGTTTGGTTATCACTGAGGCTGATGATACGGTGCTGCCGCCGGTGGCTGAGGTAATGGAAAGTGACAGTGATTTCCGTGTGCGTATCCAGCAGGCTTTTGAAGGGCTGAGCGTGGCCGGTTCAACCGGCGCTTATCAGTTTCATGGCCGCAGTGCCGATGGTCGCGTGGCGGATGTGTCGGTGATTAGCCCGGCACCGGCCAATGTGACTATTTCCGTGCTTTCGCGTGAAGGTAACGGCACGGCCAGCGCGGAGCTTATCGGGATTGTAAATACCGCGCTCAATGCTGAGGACGTGCGCCCGGTGGCTGACCGCGTGACGGTGCAGTCAGCGCAGATTATCCCTTATCAGATTGCCGCTAAGCTCTATGTTTATCCGGGACCGGAATTAGAGCCCGTCAGGCTTGCCGCAGTGGATAAGCTCAACGCCTACACGCTGGCACAGCACCGGCTGGGGAGAGATATTCGTCTCTCCGCTATCTATGCCGCGCTGCATGTTGAAGGTGTGCAGCGGGTCGAACTCACGCAGCCGCTGGCCGATCTCGTACTGGATGATACGCAGGCGTCTTACTGCACGTCGTCTTCCATCACCATCGGAGGCACTGATGAGTAATGCGCGCCTGTTACCTGTGGGCTCCTCGCCGCTGGAGGTTGCCGCCGCTGCGGCCTGCGCTGCGCTGACCGCTGTCCCCGTCCCGCTGCGCGATTTATGGAACCCGCAGACCTGCCCGGCGAAGTTCTTACCCTATCTGGCGTGGGCGTTTTCGGTTGACCGGTGGGATGAAAGCTGGCCGGAGGCAACGAAACGCGGGGTGATCCAGTCGGCTTATTTCATCCATACCCATAAAGGCACTATCAGCGCGATCCGTCGGGTGGTTGAGCCGCTGGGGTACGTCATCAAGATTTCTGAGTGGTGGGAAACCAACAGCCCGCCCGGCACGTTTCGCCTTGATATTGGCGTGCTGGAAAGCGGTATTACCGAAGAAATGTATCAGGAAATGGAGCGGCTCATTGCGGATGCGAAACCCGCCAGCCGCCACCTTGAGACGCTGACCATCATTCAGGATATCCCCGGACACATTTTTGTCGGCGCGCTTTCTTACGATGGCGACGTCATCACCGTTTATCCGGCCTAAGCAGAGGAAAACTTATGGCGACTTATAAAGCATTACTGACTACCGCCGGAGCGGCCAAAATCGCCGCCGCCACGGCAGGCGGAACGCAGGTCAAAATCACACGTATGGCCGTCGGTGACGGGGGCGGAAAGCTCCCAACCCCTGACCCAAAACAGACCAAGCTGGTTAATGAGGTTTATCGCGCCAATCTCAACCGCTTAAGCATCGATGCCAAAAACAGTCATTATCTGGTGGCCGAGCTGGTGATCCAACCTGACGTCGGCGGCTTCTGGATGCGTGAAATGGGCTTATACGATGCTGACGGTGTGTTGGTTGCTGTCAGCAATATGGCGGAAAGTTATAAACCCAAGCTTGCTGAAGGGTCAGGCAGATTACAGACGCTGCGGATGGTGCTCATCGTCAGCGAAATTGAGTCCGTCGCACTGAGCATTGACGGCTCCACGGTGATGGCCACAAAAGATTATGTAGACGATAAACTCTCCGAACATGAGAAATCCCGTAACCATCCCGACGGAACGCTGACGGCAAAAGGTTTTGTGCAGCTTAACAGCTCGGTCAGCAGTACCAGCGAAACGCTGGCGGCGACGCCAAAGGCGGTGAAAGTGGCCAATGACAACGCCAACACCCGCGTGCCTTCCACCCGTAAAATTAACGGCAAGGCGTTAAGCTCAGACCAGAATCTCACTGCTGTGGACGTTGGGGCGCTGCCCGTTATCACGACGGTCTTGGGCGTAACCAACATCAACACGCTTAATCTGGAAAAGATTGGCCTTTATGTGCAAAGCACAGGAGCCAGTGCCACCGTCGCCAATGGTTATCCCGCAGGCTCACAGGCTGCGGGGGTACTTGAAGTCATACCTGCGTCATGGACAGGCGGTGTATTGCAGCGTTATACCGTCCAAAACACCGGCATGGTGTGGACTCGGGCGTTAAATGCTTCGTGGAATGGGACTGACGGACCATGGCGTGACTGGGTGCAAGTCAGCGCGGTGAATTCCGTCACGGTGCCGTCGGCCATCCTGACAACCACGGATATCAATACCCTGGGCTTTGCCAGCGGAGCCGGAAGTGCCGCTCTGTACGCGCAGCCTAAAAATGCCAACGCCACGGCGGCGTTGCACTATCCGCAGGGCATCGCAGGCACGCTGTATGTCACGCCGAGCGCCTACGGCTGTCAGCAGATGTACGTCACGTTTACGGGCAATATCTGGAATCGAGGGCTGTCTGCTGACTGGAACGGTGTAGATGGTCCATGGAAAGAGTGGGTGCCGACGTACAGCGCGAATAACAAACCCACTGCGGCAGATGTAGGCGCGTGGACAGCGTCACAAAGCGTCGCCAGCGAAAAAGCACTGGCTGATGAAATCGCAACGGCGTTTAAAATTCGCGCTAACTTAACCGCGACAGACTCCCCAAACACCATTCGCGGCAGTGCAATGTTTGGACATTATGGCGTGCCGGGCGCAGCCGCAGCGACCACGGAAAAAGGCTATCCGATGAACGGTTTTGTTGGTGTCATTTTCGTGACGTGGGGTCCGAATGCGACACAGCAGATAGCCTTTAACAATAATGGCCGACAGTTTACCCGAGCAGCTACCGGCGCATGGAACGGCGCAGATGGTCCGTGGTCTGCATGGGTCGAAGTATACAGTCCAAATAATAAACCTACTGCGGCCGACGTTGGCGCACTCCCGGCCGCTGGCACAGCAGTAGCGGCAACAAAATTAGCCACGGCGCGAAAGATTGCCGGTGTGGCGTTTGACGGTACGAAAGATATTGCGCTGAATGCAGACAATGTTGGCGCATTTCCCCGCGTGGGCGGTGATGTCAACGGTAGCGTCACGGCGAATTTTCTCCGTGCGATAACCATCCCGCACCCTGGCAACGGGCAAGGGACATATTTAGGCTGGAACGAAAGCGGCGGTCAGGGCGAATCCGACTTTGTTAATAACCGAGGCGGCGGCGTGGGGGGCTTTCTTTTCCGCACTGTTAACCAAGAAAACACCGTTCAAACGGGATTTGTCAGATTTACCGGCACTGGCGATCTGGCTACACAGGGCGGTATTTATTCCGAAGGCGGCGGGATTTATGAGATGGGGCAGCGCGTTTTCAGCCCCAATAACCGGCAGCCGGTCAATACCAACACCGCCAATCTCGGCGGTGGCTGGTGGCGGTGTGGTGATACCGGCATGATTAAGCAGTGGGGCGTCGTCAACAAAGGGAGTCGCGGCTGGTCAACGGTAAATTTCCCCATTCCTTTCCCGAGTACCTGCGTCAACGTTCAGGTAACCGCTATCAATGGCGGTGGTGGGACGTTCAACGACAACTTCGGCACGGCGCAAATTATTAACAACGTCGGCTTCACCTGCGGGCAGGACAGCGCAGGCAGTTACTGGGAAGCCACCGGCTGGTAAGGGGATAAAATGAGCAACTATTACAGCGCAATCACCACAAGTCTTTATGTTTACAGCCCGCTCACTAATGGCTTCTATCCGCGTGAGTTGCGTGAGGTGTACGACGATGCGGGAAGCTGGCCTGATGATGGCATTGCGGTAAGTGATGTTGTTTACCGTGAATATCAAACTCTCCCCCCACCAGAGGGGAAAATGCGGATTGCAGGTGCGGACGGTTTGCCGGTCTGGGCGGATATCCCTGCACCGACGATTGAGGAGTTAAAGGCCGATGCGGTAGCCACACTCTCTGGGCTCATGACAAAAGCAAACCTCGCCATTGCGCCCTTGCAAGATGCTGTTGATATTGAGGATGCAACGGATGATGAAATCGCAAAGCTTAAAGACTGGAAAAAATACCGCGTTGCCCTCAACCGGCTCGATTTATCTTTAGTGCCTGATATCGACTGGCCTCATTTGCCTGAATAAGTCATCGCCCCGAAAGGGGTTTTTTTCGTCTGTTGTACTGCCCCCCTCCCAACGTTCACTCCTCGCCCTGACCCCCGTTAAACAACAAAATTACCTTGCCTATTTTAACGGAGTTAACCCGATGAGTGATTTTCACCACGGCGTGCAGGTCGTCGAAATTAACGACGGAACGCGCGTCATTACCACCGTATCCACGGCCATTATTGGCATGGTTTGCACGGCCAATGATGCTGATGAAAAAGTCTTTCCGCTGAACACGCCGGTGTTAATTACCGATGTGATCGCCGCGCAGGGCAAGGCGGGAAAAACCGGCACCCTGTTACCGGCGCTGACGGCCATTGGCGACCAGTGCAAACCGGTCACCGTCGTGGTGCGCGTGGCGGAATCAGAAAACGAAGATGCGGAAGCTGCCGCCGCCGAGACCCTCTCTAATATTCTCGGCGGTGCCGGTGCCGACGGTAAATATACCGGCCTGAAAGCCCTGCTCACTGCTGAGGCGGACACTGGCGTCAAACCGCGCATCTTGGGTGTGCCGGGTCTGGACTCTCAGGAAGTGGCCACGGCGCTGGCCACGGTCTGCCAGTCGCTGCGCGCGTTCGGTTATATCAGCGCGTGGGAATGCAAAACGCTCTCTGATGCCATTAAGTACCGTGACAATTTCAGCCAGCGTGAACTGATGCTTATCTGGCCTGATTTTATTTCTTGGGACACCACGGCAAACGCCAGCTCTACCGCCTACGCCACGGCGCGCGCGTTAGGTCTGCGCGCCAAAATAGACCAAGACACTGGCTGGCATAAAACCCTGTCAAACGTTGGCGTTAATGGCGTGACCGGCATCAGCGCTTCGGTGTTTTGGGATTTGCAGGCAGCGGGTACGGATGCTGACCTGCTCAATGAGGCCGGTGTCACGACGCTGGTACGCAAAGACGGCTTCCGCTTTTGGGGTAACCGCACCTGTTCTGATGACCCGCTTTTCCAGTTTGAGAACTACACCCGCACCGCGCAGGTGCTGGCTGACACGATGGCCGAGGCGCATATGTGGGCGGTGGACAAGCCGATGACCGCAACGCTTATCCGCGACATCATCGACGGCATCAACGCCAAATTCCGTGAGCTCAAATCGAACGGCTACATCATTGACGGCAACTGCTGGTTTGATGAATCGGCGAACGATAAAGACACCCTGAAAGCCGGGAAACTTTACGTTGATTATGACTACACGCCGGTGCCGCCGCTGGAAAGCCTGACCCTGCGTCAGCGCATCACTGCCACCTACCTCGTCAATCTGGCCGCATCCATTAACAGCTAAGGGCATTCACCATGGCACTTCCTCGCAAACTGAAATACCTCAACCTGTTTAACGACGGTCTGAGCTACATGGGTCTCGTGCAGTCGGTCACGTTGCCGAAGCTGACCCGCAAGCTGGAGAACTATCGCGGCGGCGGCATGAACGGCTCCGCAGCGGTGGATTTTGGTCTGGACGATGACGCGCTGACCGTTGAGTGGTCAATGGGCGGACTCCCGGACAGTGCCCTGTGGGCGCAGTATGCCGCCTCCGGTGCGGCTGATGTGCCGCTGCGTTTTGCCGGTTCTTTCCAGCGCGACGACACCGGCGACACCTCCGCCGTGGAAATCGTCATGCGGGGTCGTCACAAAGAAATCGATACCGGCGACATGAAACAGGGCGAAGACATCGAAAGCAAAATCACCACGCAGTGCAGCTATTACAAGCTGGTGATTGACGGGAGCACCCTGATTGAAATCGACACCGTGAACATGGTCGAAATCGTCAACGGCACTGACATGCTGGAAAAACACCGCCGCAATATCGGCCTGTAATTTTTGTGTGGCCAGCGCGCTGGCCACCTTCACCTAACCCAACGGAAATCACTCATGAAAAAGAAAGAAACTACCCCGGAAAACCAGAACATCGTGACGCTCAATACGCCCATTAAACGCGGTGAAACCGTCATTAGCGAAGTCAATGTGATCTGCCCGAATGCGGGAGCGCTGCGGGGGGTCAGTCTGGCTGACGTCGCCAGCTCGAACGTCGATGCGCTGCTGGTTGTGTTGCCCCGCATCACCTACCCGAACCTGACGAAAGAAGAGTGCGCCGCGCTGTCATTACCGGACATGATCAGCTTAGCGGGCAAGGTGATTGGTTTTTTAGTGCCGAATTCGGAGAGCTGATTTTTCCACCCCGGCTGTCAGTGGATGACCTGATAGCCGACGTGGCGGTGGTCTTTCACTGGCCACCGTCAGAGCTCTATCCGATGAGCCTGACCGAGCTCGTCATATGGCGCGGAAAGGCGCTCGAACGAAGTGGACACGCCCATGAGCAATAACGTCACCTTACAGGTTTTACTCAAAGCCGTTGACCAAGCCAGCCGCCCGTTTAAATCCATCCAGACAGCGAGTAAATCGCTGTCTCAGGATATCCGAAGCACCCAAAACACCATTAAGCAGCTCAACGCTCAGGCCGGTCAGATTGAGGGGTTTCGTAAAACCAGCGCGCAGCTTGCGGTCACCGGTCAGTCACTCAAAAATGCAAAACAGGAAGCCGCCGCGCTGGCGATCCAGTTCAAAAACACCACCAATCCGACGCGGGCGCAGGCTAAGGCAATGGAGGAGGCCAAACGTGCCGCGTCTGACCTGCAACTCAAATACAACGGCCTGCGCCTGTCCGTGCAACGCCAGCGTCAGGCGCTGTCAGAGGCCGGTATCAGTACGCGCTCGCTGTCAGAATCTGAACGCCGCCTGAAAAGCTCAATCGGTGAAACTACCGCGCAGCTCAACCGCCAGCGGGATTCACTGGCTCGCGTCAGCGCGCAGCAGGCCAGACTCAACGCCGTCAGGCAGCGGTATCAGTCCGGTAAACAGCTTGCGGGCAGCGTGACCGCCGCCGGGGCGCGCGGTGTCGGCGTGGCTGCGGCCGGAACGGTTGCGGGGGGCGCGGCGCTGAAGCCGGGCTATGACTTTTCGCTGAAAAACTCAGAGCTTCAGGCGGTTCTCGGTCTGGAGAAGGACTCCGCCGATATGCTGAGTCTGCGTAAGCAGGCGCGTCAGTTGGGTGATAACACAGCCGCCTCGGCGGATGATGCCGCCGCCGCGCAAATCATCGTCGCCAAATCCGGCGCGGATAAAGACGGCATTCTGGCGGCCACGCCGACCATCCTGAATTTGTCGCTGGCCAATAAACAGAGCATGGAAGATAACGCCAGTTTACTGATGGGGGTGAAATCGGCTTTTGGTCTGGCGAATGACAAGGTTGCGCATATTGGTGACGTGCTTTCCACCACCATGAATAAAAGCGCCGCTGACTTTGCGGGCATGAGTGACGCACTAACCTATGCGGCACCGGTGGCTAAAAATGCCGGGGTCAGCGTGGAGCAAACCGCCGCGATGGTGGGCGCGCTGGCCGATGCGAAAATCACGGGGTCAATGGCCGGTACGGGGAGCCGGGCGCTGATCACCCGTTTACAGGCGCCGACAGGAGCCGCCGCCACCGCGCTGGATGAGCTTGGCGTTAAAACGGCTGACCGCAAGGGGGATTTCAGGCCGATATTTACCATCCTGAAAGAAATGCAAAAGAGCTTTAAAAAAAATAATCTCGGCACGGCGCAGAAAGCGCAGTACATGAAAGCCATTTTTGGTGAAGAGGCCAGCTCTGCGGCTGCGGTGCTGATGAATGACGCCTCATCGGGCAAGCTCGACGCGCTGACCCAAGCCTTGCGGACGTCAGACGGAAAAACGGCGGAGCTGGTCGAGATTATGCAAAACAATCTCGGCGGCGACTTTAAAGAGTTTCAGTCGGCGTATGAGGCCGTCGGCACCGATATTTATGATCAGCAGGAGGCATCGCTGCGCAGCCTGACCCAAACGGCCACAAAGTATGTGCTGAGGCTGGACAAATGGATTGTTGATAATAAAGCGCTGGCCACGACGCTGGCGAAAATTGCCGGTGGCGCGGTGATGCTGGTCGGGGCGCTGGGGGTGATTGGGCTGATAGCGGGGCCGGTTATCGGGGGCATAAACATGATTGTGGCGGCGGCTGCCGGTTTATGGTCGGCGCTGAGTATCGCAGGCGGCGCGATTGCGACGGTGATCGGCGGGCTGACGTGGCCGATTGTGGCCATTGGGGTGGCCATCGTCGCCGGTGCGTTGCTTATCCGCAAATACTGGGAGCCCATCAGCGCCTTTTTCTCCGGCGTGATTGAAGGGTTGGGCGTCGCTTTTGAGCCGGTCAAAGAGCTTTTTGCACCGCTAAAACCGGTGTTTGACGGGCTGGGTGATGCGCTTAAAAAGGTCTGGCAGTGGTTTAAAGATTTGATCGCGCCGGTCAAATCCACAAAGGAGACGCTCGACAGTTGCAAAAATGCCGGTGTGATTTTCGGGCAGGCGGTGGCGAATGCACTTACCGCGCCGTTGCAGCTTTTTAACAAGCTGCGTCAGGGCGTGGACTGGCTGCTGAAAAAGCTCGGCCTTATCAAAGATGAATCCGCCGAACTGGATAAAACCGCTGACAAAGCGGAACAACGGTCAAAATCCGATACCGGGGATGCGGTGCCGTATCAGCCACCCGGCGGTAAGTTTGGGTTCAGTTACGGTTATGTGCCTGTGGCGGCGGGCGGTGGCCGCAACTACACCGATAACAGCAAAAACAGTTATCAGATTTCAGTCGGTGCCGGTACGGGTGCGCAGGATACCGGCCGTCAGGTGATGGATGCGCTGGACGCCCGCGAACGCCAGCGCCGGGCAGATTTACGCTCACGGCTGGGTTATGACTAAGGAGATATTTGCATGATGTTAACGCTCGGATTGTTTGTATTTCAGCTACAAACCGTCCCTTATCAAAGCCTGCAACGCAGCGTGGATTATCGCTGGCCGTCGAACAGCCGTATTGGCCAGCGCCCCGCACTGCAATTTCTCGGCGTCAGTGAGGAGAAAATAACTCTGTCCGGTGTACTGATGCCGGAAATCACCGGCGGGCGCATTTCCCTGCTGGCTTTACACCTCATGGCCGACGAGGGTAAAGCGTGGCCGCTGCTGGAGGGAACCGGCACCATTTACGGTATGTTTGTGGTGAACAGCATCAGCGAAACGCACACTGAGTTTTTTTCTGACGGCAGCGCCCGCAGCATTGAATTCTCTCTGACTCTGACCCGCGTGGATGAGTCTCTGACGGCGATGTTTGGTGACTTGCAGGCGCAGGCTAATGGGCTGCTGAATAAAGCCAGCTCAATGATGCCGGGGGTAGGGTCATGATCACCGGTATGACACTTGATGCCGGGGCAAAAGTGGCACCGGCGTTTATGCTGACGCAGGCGGGTCATGACATCACGAAAGATATCAGTACCCGGCTGTTATCCCTGACGCTCACGGATAACAGAGGGTTTGAGGCCGACCAGCTCGACATTGAGCTGGACGACAGCGACGGTCAGGTGGAAATGCCGCCGCGTGGTGCGGTGCTTTCGCTGTTTTTAGGCTGGCAGGGTTCGGCGCTCATAGGCAAGGGGAGCTTTACGGTTGATGAGGTAGAGCTCCGGGGGGCGCCGGATACGCTGACCATCCGGGCGCGCAGCGCAGACTTTCGCGGAACGCTCAATTCACGCCGTGAAATGTCTTACCATGACACCACGCTCGGTCAGGTGGTGGCGCAGGTAGCCACACGTAACAACCTGACTGCAAGCGTCGCCGCGCCACTGGCCGCTATCCCTGTCCCCCACATTGACCAGTCGCAGGAGTCTGACGCCAAGTTTTTAACCCGGCTCGCTACGCGCAACGGAGCCGATGTGTCGATAAAAGCCGGTAAGCTGTTATTTCTCAAAGCCGGAAACGCCACCACCGCCAGCGGTAAAGCCATTCCGGCTATGACCATTGAGCGCGCCGACGGTGACCGGCATCAGTTTGCCATTGCTGACCGGGGCGCATATACCGGCGTCACGGCGAAATGGCTGCATACCAAAGACCCCAAGCCGAAAAAGCAGAAGGTTAAAATCAAGCGTAAACCCAAGGTGCAGCACCTGCGCGCGCTGCAACACCCCAAAGCCAAACCGGTGAAAGCCACCGCCGCCGCTAAAACGCCCGAAGCCAGAGAGGGTGAATATATGGCCGGTGAAGCGGATAACGTTTTTGCGCTGACCACCACTTACGCCAGTAAAGCGCAGGCCATGCGCGCCGCTGCGGCGAAGTGGGACAAATTACAACGGGGCGTGGCGGAATTCTCGCTAACGCTGGCGATGGGACGCGCCGATTTATTTCCTGAAATGCCGGTCACCGTCAGCGGGTTTAAGCGCGTCATAGACGATCAGGCGTGGGTGATCACTAAGGTGGTGCATGCACTCAGTAATAACGGCTACACGACGTCCCTAGAGCTTGAGGTGAGGCTTTCAGAGGTGGAGTATGAGAGCGAAGAGGAAGAATGATTTATCTGATTAACTCATTGTTTTATATGTATTTAGTGGCTAGAATTGTTGCATATTAAAGCGATTCATTGAGGTGATGATCATGTTCCATTGTCCCATTTGCAAACACGCAGCACACACACGTTCCAGCCGTTACCTGAGTGAGAACACCAAAGAGCGATACAATCAGTGTCAGAACATCAACTGCGGACATACCTTTAAGACGATGGAGTCATTCGACGGCTCAATTATGAAACCGGGATATATCAACGCAGTGTTGCCTCATCCCACTTCACACGGTCAACAAACCTTCCTGATGTAA